GAAAGCGCGAGGGCAGCCCGTTTGTAGTCGGCGGCGGTTATAACTGTCGTCATCACTGGTCACCGACATTTGAGTGAGGTGCTTATGCCGTATCACGACAAAGGCAAAAAAAAGAAGAAAAAGAAAAAGGGACGTTAGTTTGGTAAAATAAATCTACTCTTAGGAGGTTCGTTACATGAGCGAAGAAGTCATGGAAAATGCGGCTACTGAGGCCGTAGAGCAGGAAACTGTAGAAACTCAGGACGTTAAGACATTTACGCAAGAGGAAGTTGACCGAATAGTGGCTGATCGCATTGCGCGGCAGCAGCGTCAGTTTGACAAAAAGCTAGACGGCATTGATCTCAATGAGGTGCGTGAGCTGTTAACCCAGCGCGAAGAGGCGCAGGTTGAAGAGCAAAAAAAGCGCGGCGATTACGAGACTCTCTTGAAGCAAATGGCTGACAAGCACACAGAAGAGAAGGCGGCACTAAAAGGACAGCTAGAGCGCACGCTAGTAGACGGGGCATTGTTGACCGCTGCATCTAGGCTGAACGCTGTATCGCCCGATCAAGTGAGTGCGTTATTACGAAGCTCCGTTACGTTATCTGAAGATAACACGGTCGAAGTATTCGATAAGAACGGGACGCCTAGATATAACGACTCGGGAAATCTGTTATCGGTCGATGAGCTGGTCACAGAGTTTTTGACGGCAAATCCGCATTTTGTGAAGGCATCGGCAGGCGGTGCAGGATCTAGCGGGGCTGCTGGAGGTTCTACGAGCAAGCCTTTAAGTTACTCGGAAATGCTGGAAAAAGGCGATGAAGGGATGCGCTTGTTTCGCGAGCAAAAAATGCGAGAAGCCGCCCGCTAACTTAAAGGAATTTCTGTTATGGCAAATGAAACAACTTCAACAACTTTAGACGACCTGTTTGCGAATATCATCCTGCAGGCTCGTTTTACCGCAGAAGAGCAATCAATCATGCTCGGTCTCGTTACCCGCTACGACATTGGTAATGTGGCAGGCAAGACTGTGCAAGTGCCGAAGTACCCTGCAATCAGTGCTGCTGGCCTTACGGAAGGCAGCGACATGTCAAACACCGCTGTTTCAACTTCTAGCGTCACGATTACAGTGGGCGAAGTTGGCGCGATGGTCACCTTGACTGACATGGCTGCAATGGGCGCTGGCAACCCTGCTGCAGAGCTGGGCACTGTGCTTGGTAACGCTATTGCGACAAAGATCGACACCGATCTCATCGCTCTGTTTGACGGGTTCAGCACTTCATTGGGTGCAGCGGCTCAGGAAATCACTGCAGCGGACATTTTCAAGGCTGCTGCTACGTTGAAGGCCGCAAAGGCTCCTGGTCAGTATGCCGCTGTTCTGCATCCGTTCCAGGCGTACCAGCTCAAAGCCAACATGACCAACACGTTTGCAAACCCCAATGGTGGTGACTTGCAGAATGAGGCTATGCGCACTGGCTATGTCGGTCAGATTGCTGGCGTCAACATCTTTGAGTCTGCAAACATTACTGCCGACGGCAACGATGATGCTAAGGGCGCTGTATTTGCTCCCGAAGCCGTTGCGATTGCAATGAAGCGCGACTTTAACATTGAGACCCAGCGCGATGCGTCACTGCGAGCTTTTGAGCTTAACGCTACTGCCGTTTACGGCGTAGGTGAGCTTGATGACTCCTACGGCGTTGAGATGCTGTTTGACGCAGCACTCTAAGGTACTGGCGCCCCTTCGGGGGCGCTTTTCCTTATGGCAATCGTATATCGTGGAGAGCGCTTCGAGGATTACAACGTCCCTAAGCGTACACCTCGCCATCCGGCTAAAAGTCACGCCGTACTGGCAAAGAAAGGCGACATAATAAAGCTGGTGCGTTTCGGCGCACAGGGCGCTAAGACGTACCCGCCAAAAGACGGCGAAAGTGCGCGAGACAAGTCCCTACGTAGGGCATGGTATGCGCGGCATCGCAGAAACCTTGACCGCGCAACAATTTTCGATCCGATCTATTGGGCTGCGAGAGTCAAATGGTGAGCTAATGGCATTTAGTAGAGACTGGAATTTGCAGGAGATCGTGCCGGACATTTTAGACTTTGGCATCGATAACTTTATTGACGAACACGCGACTGCAGAGGCAGAGCTGACGCGAGAGATCAGGAACAGATGGTGGCATCGTCGCGGCATAGCCGGTGAAATGGACGCGACCAAACTAACTGACACTCAATGGACAAAAGCTAACAGCTACCTAGTGCTCTGGAAATACGCGCTGCCAAAGCTGACCAATTGGATAGACAACGACCGTTTTTTGGAAATGATTGATTTTTATCGCAATTTGTACGGCCAGGAGCTTGAGGCGGTATTTGCGGACGGCGTTGAGTATGACGCGGACGGAGATGGCTCTGTAGCAGATGACGAAAAAACACCGCTGTTTACTGATCGGCTTGATCGTTAATGAAGTTCTCCCTGGTTGATAATCTGCCTGCTACACGCAGAAAGTTTGAGGCGCTGAGCAGGCGTTTTGCAAAAAACCAGAAGAAGGCAATGCTCGCCACGGTTTTGCAGGCTGAGACAATTATCAAGCAGCGCACAGCGCAGGGCAAAGACGTAAACGGCAATCCGTTTAAAAGATATAGTGACTCATACGCGACATTTAGGGCGAAGGCAGGTCGATCACGAACGCCTAACCTAATGTTCAGCGGCAGAATGCTTAACAGCATGAAGGTCAAAGCGTCAAAGACAAAGGGCGTTTTGTTTTTTAGCCGAGCAGAAGAATCACGCAAGGCAGCGTTCAACAACCGCACGCGGCGGTTTTTTGATTTGTCTAAGAAAGAGCTGTCGCGCTTGCACAAGGTTTATTTTAGGAGGCTGACGAGTGAGCGTTAGAGAGGATATCGCTGGCAACATCGTCACAGTGCTCAAAGCAGCTACTACGCCGTCTAAATTTAAGCTGGTGACGCGCGAGCCCTTTGATTTTGACAAGTTAAGCAATGCGCAGTTTCCAGCGGTCCTGGTTAGGTCGGCAAACGAAAGCAGAGAAGATACGACGCTCGGCGGCTCTCTGTCGCAGCGTATGGCAGTCACTGAGTACGACCTAGTCTGCTTTGTAAAGGCAAGCAACATAGACACGGCTCGCAATAAAGCTATTGAGACCGTAGAAGAGGCGTTAGAGGCAGATCGCACCCGTGGTGGCAAAGCGATCGACACGCAGATAACGGCTATCGAAGTTGACGACGGTAGTATAGATCCCGTCGGCGGCGTTATAATCACATTACAAATTTCCTATTCATATACTCGCGGCACCACCTAAGAGGAACACGACATGGCAAGCACAGCAGGAAGTAGCGGAGTTTTTAAAATCCATCAAACCGATGGGTCAGAGGCTGCAGTGGCAGAGGTTCGGTCATATAGCTTTGACTCTACTGCTGACACTATCGAAAAGTCAGTAATGGGCAACACAGCTCGCACATATCTGGCCGGTCTGGGAAGCAGCACTGTCACAGTTGAGGCGTACTGGGATGCAACTGACCAGGCGCAATTTGACGAGCGCGCTACGGTTTACTGGGAGTTGTACCCCACCGGAACCGGATCAGGCGAAAAGTATTATCACGGTAACGGTATCGTTACGGGTAAAACTATCTCTGCAGCCTTTGACGGCATGGTAGAGGCGTCATTTTCAATTCAGAACAGCGGGGCAGTAACAGAAGCAACCGCATAAGCTAAGCAAGGGGAGACACATGGGATTAGCTAAAGAGTTACGAAACAGGCGCGAAATCAAAAGACGCAAAATAAGCGTCGCGGCGTGGGGGGTGTCAGCGGAAGAGCCGTTCGAGATGTTTTGCAGGCCGATTACCTGCTACGACTTGAACGAGCTGCAGAAGCGGCACCCAAAGGTGCTAGAAGCTCCCACGGTCGCGTCAATGGTTGATCTCATCGTGATGAAGGCTGAGGACGAGGGCGGCGACAAGCTATTTGCGGCTGCCGACGACCGCGTAGATTTGATGGGCGAAGAAACGGCTGTCATATCGTCAATAGCTGAGGAAATGTTTGCTCAGATTGAGTCAGTCGAGGTAGCGGAAAAAAACTTCTAGCCGATCCGTTTAGGCTGAACCTCATAGCCTTGGCTGATCGGTTACATAAAACGATTGCAGAAGTAGAGCAAATGCCCGTCACTGAGTTTAACGAGTGGGTTGCCTACTTCAAGATTATGAGCGACAAAGATGGCTGAAACGCTACCAATTCGGATAGAAATAAAAGCCCTTGACCGCAGTAAGGCGGCGCTTAGAGGCGTTGCCGGTGGTCTAAAGTCAGTCGCAGCCGCTGCGCTAAGCATGAGAACCGCTTTGGTTGCGGCAGGAGCCGTGACCGGCATGGGCTTGCTTATACGCTCATCTGTCAACGCAACTGACGCTCTGGCTAAAACAGCTAGCAGAATCGGAACCACTACTAAAGAGCTGCAAAAGCTGCAGTTTGCTAGCGAGATCTCTGGCCTGACAGTAGAGCAGGCGAACATGGCCCTGCAAAGGTTCTCGAGGCGCGCGGCAGAGGCGGCGCGAGGCACTGGCGAGGCAAGGACTGTTATTGCTGAGCTAGGGCTGGACGCAAGAGAGCTGGCCCAGGCTCCGCTGTCTGAGGCAATGCTGCAGCTAGCAGATGCCTTTGAAAACGTAGAGGGCGGCACGCAAAAACTTCGCGTTGCGTTTAAGCTGTTTGACAGCGAAGGCGCAGGCATGGTGACAATGCTGAACCAGGGTTCAGAAGCCATGCGGCGGCTATTTGAGGACGCTGAAGCGCTTGGATTTTTGCTATCAGCTAACGCCGTTGCTGGCGTAGAGCAAACGCAAGACTCGTTCACCCGTCTCGGTTACGTTTTAGGCGGCATTCGCGATCAATTTGTTGCGGTGCTGAGCCCCGCTATAACGCACGTTACCGATAAGCTCGTTGCGTTTGTGGCTGCTAATTCCGATGCCTCTGGAAGCCTAGAAACCTTTGCACGCGAAACAATAGCGGACTTTATTCTGGGTCTAGCAAGTGTAACGCGCGGAATCTCTATTGTAACCGGCGCAATTTCGACGTTCGGCAACTACATTATTGAGTTATTGAATGCAGTATCAGCCGCCTTAGTTAGATTCAATTTGATGGAAGAAGGGCTGGCGCTCATCGAATTTCGATTCGGTGAAACATCCGTGAAAATGGCTGAATACACGGATTTCCTCGTCGAGCTAGCAAATCAAACGCGCAATGTAGTAGCTGCGCAGACTGATCTAAACAATGAAGCTGAGAGAACGCCCAACATTTTTGAGCGTATTTCTGACGCCATGCAGCTGGCGATTGACGCTGTTCCGACTCTTGATCAGCTAATAACGACGTTTACCACTGGCGCGATGAGCACGTTTACAGACGCCTTTACAGACGCAGTAACAGGCGCAAAGAGCTTCGCGGACGCAGTTAAAGATATGGCACGCAGCGTAATCAACTCGCTGATCAAAATGCTGGTGCAGTACTACATAACTAAGCCGTTATTTGACGCAATTACTGGTTTTGTCGGCGGCATCGGCGGAGGAGGAGCTGCAACGCCTGGGAGGGCTGTGGGTGGCCCTGTATCGGCTGGCAGACCCTATATAGTAGGTGAGAACGGCCCTG